TCACGTATGGCGAGCGGCCTTGGGGGATCAGGAAGGCAATCAAACGCTTCATGTGTCGCAAGATACTGGCATGGGAAGCTCACTACTGGTTGAACTTCCGCCTCCTCCAAACTGCGAGTTTGAAGCCAATACCATCGTCGGACAAGAAGATGTTCCGGTTATGAGAATGGATGGGGCGGTTGGGCCTGATATCGAAGGCTGTAACGTTCTTGTGATGGACGTACAGGGTATGGAACTTCAGGCACTCAAGGGGTTCGGTGAACTCCTGAAGCAGTTTGAGATGCTGAATGTGGAATGTTCTCGCGAGCCTGTTTACGAAGGTGGCGCGGCAGCACAAGAGGTGATCGACTTCCTCGCTTCGCAGGGATTCAAGCAGGAAACCCCAATCAAGGGTCATGGCGACATCATGTTTCGCCAACGTAAGAGCGTGTTTCCAGGATGGAACTGCGATGATCGGATGTTGCCCTTGCTGGAGCCTCACCATTACGTTCAGCCTCCCGGCCCGATGGTGTATGCAATGGTCAGCGGTCGGCACTGGAATGACGGTACAGGATCTTGGGAGCAATGCATTCGGACGTGGGACCAAAACTCCTTATTCCGGCATCCTCGCTACCACGTTACCGGAAAGCCGATGATGCAAGCATACGAGCAAGTTTACCGGAACACGTCACAGGAAATCATTGCGTATATCCACGACGATGTTTCGATCTTTGAAAACACTTGGGATGATCGTGTGCTGAAGCAGTTTGAAGATCCGCAGGTCGGACTTGTCGGCTTCTTTGGGGCCACAGGACATTGCCTCGAAAACCTCTACAGCGAACCTTGCAAGGGACAGAACTTCGTTCGCCTCGGGGTGAGGTCGAACATGGTGGACGCCGAAGTTCACGGAGAGCGATTCACCGGAGAATGTGATGTCGTGGTTCTCGATGGCCTCGCGCTCTTTGTCCGTCGTAAGATTCTTGACAATGCAGGCGGGTGGCCGCAAAACACTGCCGTCTCCTACTGGTGTTACGACTACTGGCTTGGGCTGGAAACGAGGCGGCAGGGATACAAGATTCGCTTGGTCGGAGTGAACTGCCAGCATCATGCGAGTAAAACTCCGTCTTTAATCAACGAGAATTGGGAAGCCGCGCACCAGTACCTTTACGACAACTACCGCGATGTACTTCCGGCGAGGGTGTGATGAACTGTGCAAATTGCCGATGGTGGGAAGGGAAGAATTCCCCTGCTATCTCAGACGGCGACATCGAAGCTAGATGCTGTCTTTACGGAAATTACGAATTAACCACTATTGAACATCTGCGCGTTAGGGTTCCTGGCGATGAATCTAATTACCTAATGACAAAAGGAAACTTTGGTTGCGTCCAATTCGAGAAGAAAAAATGAAAATCGGCGCAGTAATGCTCGCATTCAATCACGTAGAACTCAGTAAGCGGACAGTTGAATCTATTCGCTGCCAAGATGTTCCGATTGATCTCTTTGTGGTTAATAACGCTTCTCAGGACGAAACGGAACGCTGGCTTCAGAAAGACCGAATCGACCATCTCGCCTCAAGAGTGAATCTCGGAATCTCCGCCGGATGGAACTATGGAATCGACTATCAGGTTGCGCGAGGATGTGATTTCGTTCTTGTGGTCAACAACGATGTCGTGCTCCCCAGATGGTTCGCTGCTGAGCTGGCTTCCTACGATGTTCCCTTAATCACTGGTTTTGACGTTCAGACGATGGAAGTTCTCGAACAACCCTTGCCACGCATGGGACTAGTTCCTTATCCAGACTTCTCGGCTTACATGGTCCGCAAGGACACATGGCAGGCAGTCGGAATGTTCGACATTCGCATGTTTAACTACGCGAGCGATTGTGACTATCACGTTCGCGCTCATCGCCTGGGACTGGACTTCTGGAAAGCCAATGTAGCCTATTACCACGAGCGCAGTTCCACAATTGAAAAGGGAACTCCTGAAGAAAAGAAGTGGATGCAGGAACAAGGCGACAAGGACCGCGAGACATTCAAATCCATCTACGGCTGTATGCCGGGAACAAAAGAGTACCTTGCGCTGCTTAACTTGGTGTAAAGTTTGCGACAGAGAGCGAAATGCCTGAACTGAAATTTAAGGATTGGCAAGTTCCTGGACGGTTCAAGTCCACATCTGAGCAACGCTATAACTGGACCATTGAGCAAATACAGGATGGAAGCGCATGGTGGCGATCACAGGAAACGACTCGCAAGGCCGACGTTTACATGCGTCTTCTCGGTGCAGATACCGGACCTGAAGCCCTCAAATCCAACAACCTGAAAACGGATGTTCGTAAGTTCGTAGAAACAATTTCGGACATTCGGGAAATTGGAACCCTTGGAACTGGAGCGGAGCAGCTTGCGGAAATCGTTGAGATCGAGAACAAGGTAATTCAGGCCATCTATCGGGAATCGCATTTTGTTCTGCAATCCCGCAAGGCTCTGCAGTGGTCGGTAGTTGCTAACCGAGGTTACCTCTGGCCGCGATTTATTCGGAAAGATTATGGTTGGGGTGACGGAGTTTTTGAGTTCAAGGCTATTGCTGGATGTGACGTACTTCCAACGCAGTTACCTTCTGACAACGACGTTCAGGGAGCTTACGCGAACACCATCTGCGACGTGATGGGAATTGCAGAGGCTCACGCAAGGTTTCCGAAATTCCAAGATCAACTTCAGCCTGTCGCTCGCACGCGACCATCAAACGTGAATCACGTAAGGCGACTGGAGAATTGGGACCGCACCCGTTTCAATCGACAAGAGCAATGGGACAATTTCTACTGCGAGATTAATTACACGTTTGTCCGTGACCTTGAAATCAACACATCTGGCAAGATGATTCCGATGGGCGACAAAGGCTCATCGTGGTATTACGAAGTCCCTTCAGTCGGAAGCATCATCTCGACAATCAATCCAGAAAACTTCCTACCACAATCAAGAACGGCGACCGAAGAAGATTGTCGGATGTTCCCTCAGTTGCGGCTTATCATCACCAACCCTGGGATGACTGTTCCCTTGTACGACGGAACCGCATTCGACTGGCATGGCATGATGCCTCCGGTTGCTTACGACGTGGATGACTGGCCTTGGCTGGCAGTTGGTTATTCACTGATGCAGGATGTGGGATCGTTGGAGATAGCGCGGCGTTCTTACCTCGACCTGATGCACAAGGTTGAGAAGATCAACATGAATCCGCCTTTGGGATATGACCTCGATTCCGGTATTCCTCGCGAAGACATCAAACGGTTCCGAATGCTGGACGAAGGTGGTACTCACGTTGGCGTTAGCGGAGATCCGGCCGCTGCCTTGAAATCCATCCTTCCCGACACGATCAAGGTGCGAGCAGAATCGTTCAAAATGTATGAACTGCTTTCGTCGGAAATGGATAAGGGTCTAGGGCTGAATGACCTCACTAGCCTTGAAAAGCTGAAGTTCAACCTTTCCGCCGACAACGTGGACAAGATTCTCGACGCGCTTGGGCCTATCGCTAAAGGTATCTCGCTGAACATGGAAGTGGCGCACTCCAAGATCGTGCAGATGTTGAAGTTTATGATTCCGCAATACCTAAATACGAAACGGGCGATGTCGTATGCAGGGCCGGATGCGGTTGATCTTGAGACTCTCAACTTCGATCCTAGCAAGATCATTCCCTCGCACATGCCTCACGAAACCTCACTGAGAGAAGAAGGTCAGCCAAGTGGGTTCACGCTGATTCAAAGGGCGAAATGGGCCGCGCAGAACATGAACGTGGCTTCCGTGCCAAGCCAGTTATTGAATGTTACCCACATGCAGGAGCAACTGAAGTGGCTGAATCTCTTTCAACAGAAAGCTCCTGTACCGTTCTGCGAGGTGGCAAAGAAACTTGGAATAACGAATTGGGGAGACTCGCCGGGAAAGAATCTTTTCGATAAATGGAAGTGGGAGCAGAGACAAATTGCGATGGCGACCGTGGAAGTCGCGGAAGCGGCACAGAGCGAACTTCCACCAGGAGCCAATCCAGCGCAATCGGGGGCAGCAGCGCCAGCCGATAATCAAGGCAAAGGTGGTGGCCGTCCACCTACCGCGCAAGCGC